TTCCCATACTAGACACCTTTCGGAGTAGTCTTAATTCTCCGTTAGGAAGAACAGTAAAAGGAGACCTTGATTGCTCAATCGCAGTCATCCAGTCACTAGGGAGTAGCCGCCTAACGAGTTCCATGTGAATGGAATCACTAGCGCTGCTGAGATCAACTGTTGCCAGCCGACCGTTCGCACTACCAACCCGGGCTAGCTCAGCGTTCCATTGCTGAGCGTCCGGTTTTAGTAGCCCCCACCGCCTTAGCCGACGTCTAATCATCTTACCTAAGCCTTTCTGAAAATACATATTCAGATCGGGTTCGATACAGATGCTTCGATCGGTTTTGGCATTCTTTGGAACGGTGATAAGCTTAGATCCGGCCACCACATCGGCGGTAAACTGCCAAGTGGGGTGTGCACGCGAAAGCGCGCATGCCAGGATTTCAGCGTTATACGACATATGGGGTCTTTCTGCCCCAAACTTGAAAGAAGCATCGCTTCTCCGCCTCGACAAGCTAGTCGAGGCTCCAGGACCAAACGCGAAGAAGGAGTGTGCCTCATCCCAACTGAAATCACCGAGGATCCGTTCGATTTTTCTGCGAGCTATCATTTCGATATCAAGCATTCTTGCGGTATATTTTCCGCAGGAAACGAGTGGATCTGAAGTAAGATCAAGTTGAGAAAGGCGCTCCTCCACCTCAGAAAACTTTTGCAGGGCTACAGCTGCGCGATCGATGTCGAGCTCCCAGTGAGGGAACTTGGACATCATTTCGACACAGAGGTAGTCCCTGGAAAACGTATCTGCACTCGAATAATCCAGTGGATTGATCGAAGCAGACACAATCTCGGAGAGCTGACCAGAGTATAACCTGTTCAACTGATCCCGGGACGTCTGAGTATCTGCCAAGGTAAAAATATCCTCGGCAAGTTGGTTGGCCTGGCAAGCAGACTGTCGGTACAGGTCCTGAAAAGGACCCACAACGTTTTTGCTTTTCGACTTCATGGGTAGAAAACCTCATAGGAGTTGTAGAGTTAAGCAGAAGAGTCGTTAGGAGGACTAGGTTTAACACCCTTATTCCCCTTAATAGACTTTAGAGCCTGAATGAGCAATTCAAGAATTACCATCCACTGAGACAGTTTCATCTTAGTAGAGGTTTTCTTGCGCTTCGACCATGGAAATGATCTGAGCGTCATTCAAGATCCCGACAAGGAGTTTTCGAAGATCCTTGCGGTTCTGCAGCGTTGCGTCCGCGGGACAAACGAATTCAACATTCGCCCGCAACGTGTAACCGAGAGAAGGCCTAACGATACCATTGATGGTCTCGTTATAAACCACCGGGATCGCCAAGGCGATCTTCGTGCGGTATACCTTCTCAAGTTGGCCTGCCACTGGAGCTCGTTGAGCGAGAGTAAGAGGCCAATAGCCTAGGCTATTGGAACTACTCTTCTCGAGCATGACGGCGGAATCCCCGTTGATTTTCACCGGTGCAAAGGTGTGATTAACTGGGGTAGCGGCTGCATCTGGTACAACAATCGTGGTAATTGATCCCACGTGATACTCCTGTATGGAGATGGTAGTACAAAACCTATGAGGCGGAATGCCCCATAGGGACGTCATCTCGCGTGCGAACCTCCGCCAGTAAAGACGGAAGCGAGCAACGCGATACCATTTGCTACATGGAGTCCACTCGCCTTAGGCTTCCAGTAAGGAAGATGGGGCAAGGGACTAC